AGTGAACTACTCGCCTTCATAATCGCAGCACTTTAATCGGAGAATAATCATGGCAGTAACTTGGACAATCGCACAACTAGAACGTAACACAGACGGCAATGGCGTAGTAGTAGCACATTGGACAGCATCAGACAGCGAAGTAGTAGGTACTGGTGACGATGCAGTAACTCACACAGGCAGCAGCTATGGCACTTGTGGCTTTACTCCTGATGCAACTGCTGACGGCTATGTAGCCTATGACAGTCTCACTGAAGCTGACGTAATCGCATGGGTCAAGGCTGATCTAGATGCTGACGCTATCGAAGAGAGCATTGCAGCGCAGATTACAGCTTCTAAAGAGCCTGTGACAGCCGCTGGCGTACCTTGGTAAACTAATAAGTAAGGAGTACAGCTATGCTTGCAGAGATTGCCATTGCAAACGCGGCATTCGGCGTAATTAAGAACGCCATTAGTAACGGTCAAGAACTGCACAGCGTAGCTAACCAAGTCACAAGCTACTTTGATTCTAAAAGCTCCATTGCCAAGAAAGCTAACAAGGGCGGTGGTAAGTCAGACATGGAAGCATTCATGGCTTTGGAGACTTTGAAGGAACAAGAAGCAGAACTTAAAGAAGTAATGATCTACGCTGGTCGAGCTAACTTGTATGACGACTGGCTACAGTTCCAAGCTGACTGCAAAAGAGCTAGAGCGCAGGAGGAGAAAGACATGCTCCACGCTAAAGCTAAACACAAACAACAGATGATTCAGATATTTACAGTCATCTGTACAGCCTTAGTTGCTGTGCCTACTATCGGTACAGCAGTCTATCTTATATTTACTATCCTAGGAAGTATCTAATGCTTGACGAAACAAAAGACGTTATAGACGTAGCTGCTGCTTCCACTGCTCTTCTAACCTTAGCTGCTTGGTTACCACCAACAGCATCTATCTTGACAATTATCTGGATGGCTCTCAGGATATATGAGTCTGATACTGTACAAAACCTAGTTAATGGTAAAGATAAGAAACAACTTGACAAACCTGACTAATTAGTGTATAATATATGAGTATTTTAAATAGTTTAATTAATCCAGTTACTAAGTTATTAGATAAAGTAATTGAAGATAAAGACACTAAGAACGCTATAGCCTTTGAACTATCTACAATGGCTGAGAAGCATGCTCAAGAACTAGCCAAGGGTCAGTTAGATGTCAACAAGGTTGAAGCAGCACACAAGAACTTATTTGTTGCTGGCTGGCGACCTGCTGTGGGCTGGGTATGCTGCCTTGGCATGGCGGGTAACTTCCTTATTATCCCGTTGGCTAATTTTGCGTTGGCTCTATCCAGTTCTCCAATCACAATACCACTTATAGAAACGTCAGAGATGATGCCAGTGTTGATGGGTATGCTAGGCTTAGGTGCTATGCGTACAGTAGAGAAGACTAAGAACGTACAGAGAGAGCGATAATGGGCGGTGGACGTTACAGTACAAACAATCGAGTCAATGCAGCATCGGCAGCAGCGGCGGCCCAACGTGCGGCAGCACTTGCTAGTGGCCCTGCGTATCCTGTAGTTAACGAGCCTGTTGTCAACCTTCCTACAAAGTCTGTAGTCCAACCAGCTCCTGAAGAGTTTGCTTCTTTGGCTAGTCCTTTTGATGCAGGCTTTTCTAATTCAAACTTTGGTGGTTATAGTGGTATTGATTTAGACTTGAGTGGTTTAGACATAGACGCTTTACGTGAAACTTTTAATCCTACACCTGCACCTACAGAGCGTGTACCAACAACTGCTTCTACTTCAGGCTTATCAGTACAAGACTTTGGCGCACAACCTAAGTTTGGAAGCCCTGACGAAGCATTGGCTAACTACGGCAATGTCTTTAACACGTTGAAAGGTCAAGAAGAACAAGTAAACAAAGTATATAATTACAACAACTTCGATCCCGGAGATTTTGGCAGGACATCAGTATCCTTACGAGAAGGTAGCAGAGCTGCTGGCACAGGGCTTGCTGAGTACGTACAGCAGAATGACATACCTCTGTCTAAGGTTATAGACGGTGAGCGTAAGTATTTAACAACAGGTAATGCTCAAGCCAATGCAGAGTTGTGGCCTAACGCTTTTCAAGGTGGTGATCTTGTAGCTACAGGGCCAGCAGGAACGTATTCAACTACCTTTCAGAAAGACAAAAACCTGCTTGCTCAAGTTGCTTCTGATCCTATTATTGGACTAGCTGCTAACTTTATTCCTGGAGGTACTCTAGCGTTAACAGCAGCTAAAGCTGCCAGTGGTGAGTCCTTAAGCCCTGCTGACATTGTTACTCTAGCTGTACCAGCATTAACTAAAGCAGGTATGCTGACAGCTCCTCAAGCGGCTGTGAGTGCAGCAGATGCTGTAGACGGTGTAGCAAAAGCCGCAGTTGAGGGCGTAGGTATAGCAGGTCTTGGCTACAATAACTCAGTAGCTTTAATAAATGCAGCAGCCACTGGCGACCCAACATCTGTTGTTACTTCCTTAGTAGGTAACGCAGCTATAGATAAAGCATTTACAGGTATTGAAGACGGAGCAAGAATAGGCGGTCTTTTCCAAGCTGACGATTTAAAAACTGGCTTGACTAAAGTAGTTGAGAAGGTAGCAAGCGGTGAAAAGTTTGATGATGCTTTATTGGCAGGTCTAGGGACTTACGTTAAAGAAGGTGGTACTTTAAGACTGCCTACGCCAGAAGGTTTTGATTTAGATATTGATCTAGGCATTATTGAAGATGTTGTAAAAGCTGCTGTTAGACCTATTGAAGGCATTGTTAGAGAAGCTGGTAGAGTCATAGACGACAATGTTTTACAGCCTGTTAAAGAAGTTGGAGAAGAAATAGGGGAAACTTTAGAGCCTATTGTAGAAACAGTTAAAGAAGCGGGAAGCACTATAGATGACACTATTTTACAACCTGTTAAAGAAACAGTTGAGGCAGGTGCTAGTGTTGCAGGTGATGTACTGTCAGCAGCAGACACAGTAGTTAGAGACGCTGCTAGTGCGTTTGACGATGCTGTTATACAGCCTGCTGGTGATGCTTTGTCAGCTTTAGACACAGCAATTAGGCAGGCACTGCCCGACATAAATGGGCCTGACATAGAGTTACCAGATGTTAACCTGCCTCGCTTTAACTTAGACTTAGGTGGCTTACTCACTAGCGTTATACAAGCTGTTCCACAACCAGCGCCTAACAGAACCACAGATAGCTTGTTTAAAGACGAGTTGTTTCAATTTCAAACAGAGATTGGCGCAGACGTAGAGCCTATAGAGTACGTAGACTTAGGCTTTAGCGACCCATTCGAAGATCAAACATTACTACAAAGGTATCCTTTCTAATGACATACTTACAACTTGTCAACAGTGTATTACGTAGACTCAGAGAAGAAGAAGTCTCTAGTGTCTCTCAGAACAGCTACTCTAAGCTAATAGGAGAGTTTGTTAACGATGCTAAACGCACTGTAGAGGACTCTTACGACTGGACAGCCTTACGTACCACACTAACTGTCTCTACTACTACTGATACGTTTAACTACGTTCTAACAGGCTCACAGAACCGTATGAAGCTACTGGATGTTATTAACGACACCTCAGACTTCTTCATGCAGTACCGTTCTTCTCGTTGGATGGATAATGCTTTCTTAATCGAGACACCGCCTATTGGTTCACCACAGTTCTACAGCTTTAACGGTGTAGATGCTAACGGTGACAACGCTGTCGATGTCTACCCTAAGCCTAGTGGTGTGTTCCAGCTACGCTTTAACGTGGTTCTACGTACATCAGACTTTACACAAGACACTGACAACATGACTATTCCCTCCTCTGCTGTGGTACAACTAGCTACAGCATTAGGCGCTAGAGAGCGTGGAGAAACTGGTGGCACAAGCGCAGCAGAGTTATTTGGTCTAGCCGACAGAACACTATCTGACGCTATCGCTATTGATGCTTCACAACACCCTGAAGAAACTATCTGGTACTCCTAAATGGCACAACCATTACAGAACATTACAGTAGCAGCGCCAGGATTCTTTGGGTTAAACACTCAAGAGTCGCCTATTGGTCTTGATCCTTCCTACGCCTCTATTGCTGACAACTGTGTCATTGATAAGCTAGGCCGTATTGCTGCACGTAAAGGCTACAATAGCATCACAACCAACGGTGCAGCAGTCCTAGGCACTAGCCGTGGTGTTGAGGTTATCTTTGAGTTTGTCAGTAGAGCAGGTGTAACAACTGTTTTCACCTGCGGCAACAACAAGATATTTACAGGTACTACTACACTTGTTGAAGTAACGCTGCCTGTTGGTTACACTATCAGCGATAACAACTGGAAGGTTATGTCGTTTAACAACGATGTTTACTTTTACCAGAAAGGACACCAGCCTTTACTAAGCGTGGCAGGTACGTCTACACTTACTGGTTTAACTTCTACAGGAAGTAACTCAGCTCCTCAAGGTAACGAAGTCTTAGCTGCTTTTGGTAGAGTATGGACTTGTGACCTAGCAGATAACAAGTACGTAGTATACTGGAGTTCTCTACTAGCTGGCGATGATTGGCACGGCGGTTCTTCAGGCTCTGTAGATTTAACAACTGTCTGGCCTACGGGTTTTGACGAGGTTGTGTCGCTTGCAGAGCATAACGGCTTCCTAATTATCTTTGGTAAGAAGAGCATCATCATCTACACAGGGGCTGAGAGTCCTTCTTCTGATCTAAAGCTACACGACACTATTGAAGGTGTTGGTTGTGTTGCTAGAGACTCTGTACAGTCTACAGGTAGCGATCTGTTTTTCTTGTCTAGTCGTGGTGTCATGTCACTAGGTCGTGTTGTTCAAGAGAAGTCTTTACCTCTGAACGACATAAGCAAGAATGTACGATCTGACTTATTGCAAACACTGTCACAAGAGAATCACGCTAACGGTCACAGAGAGGCTATTAAGTCCATCTACAGCCCGATAGACGCTTTCTACTTGATAACCTTCCCTGACAGTTCTCTAGTCTATTGTTTTGATCTAAGACAGGTTTTAGAAAACGGGGCATATCGTGCAACAACATGGACTGCTATTAAACCTATTTCTTTCTCTATCTTTGCAGATGATCATTTGTACATGGGACACGATGAAGGCATTGTTGAGTATGGCTCGTACCTAGATGGTACTACTAAATATCAGATGCGTTACTTTAGCAATCCGTTAGACTTTGGCAACGCTTCTAATCTGAAGTTCTTAAAGAAGTTTAATGTAACTATTATCGGTGGTCAGAACACAGAGTCAACGCTTAACTGGGGTTATGACTACACCTCTGATTACACTAAGCAAGCATTGACTTTTGGTACTGCTTCCGCTGCTGAGTACGGAGTTACAGAGTACAACACAACAGGCGAGTACACAGCGTCTATTGTTATTCAAACACCTAAGGTTAACACCAGCGGTAACGGTGAGGTAGTGACTATTGGTATTGAAGCTGAAGTTAACGATTCACCTTTTTCTATTCAAAAAATTGACATACACGCTCTACTAGGGAGACTTATCTAATGTCCAACTACACAAAGACTACTAACTTTGCAACTAAGGACTCCCTAAGTTCGGGTGATCCCAACAAGATTGTTAAAGGCACAGAGATCGACACAGAGTTTAACAACATAGCTAACGCCAGTGCTACTAAAGCAAACACTGCTGGCCCTACATTTACAGGTACTGTCACAGCCGCCACCGTAAACGTAACAGGTACACTAACGGCTGACACTATTACTGGAGGGTCTTACTAATGGCTACAGATAAGTTTGGAAATGTTATTGATCCTAACACTGGACAACCTGCGACTGTGCGGTCGCAAACCCAAAACACCCGTACTGCACAGGGTTCATTAGCAGGTAACCTGTTTAACGTAGGCGCTGGATACCTATTAGGTAAAGAAGGCGAACAAGCATTTGGTGAGCTGGGTCAACAAGCTTTACAAGGTGGCGAACGTCTAGGACAACAAGCGTTAGAAGCTTCAGCGTTTAAGCCGTACACTGTAACCAGCTCTTTAGCTAATGTACAGACTACTCCTGAAGGTGGTTTTGGTATTAACTTGTCTCCAGAGCAACAAGCTCTACAGACGCAGCTGCAAGGTCAGACAGCGGGTTTGTTTGGTCAAGTAGGCCAAGACCCTGCACAGGCTCAGGCAGCTTTATACGAGCAGTACAGAGGCATACAGCGCCCTGAAGAAGAGCGTCAGCGTCTGGCCCTGCAAGAGAACTTGTTCTCTAGTGGTAGAGGCGGTGTACAGACAGCTCAGTATGGCGGTACACCAGAGCAATTTGCCTATGAACAAGCTCGTCAAGAAGCAATGGCACGCGCTAACGTAGGCGCTCGTCAGCAGTCTCAAGCAGAGCAGTTACAAGCTGCACAGGTCGGTGGTTTGTTACAGCAAGCTGGTTATCAACCACAGCAGCAAGCATTGAGCTTGTTAGAAGGCAGTCAAATCCCTGCTGGGTACTTGTCACAAGGTCAGCGCACAGGCGCTACGCTGCAAGGACAGCTTGAGCAGTCTGGTTTAGAAGGCTACTTGCAAGCAGCAGAGCTTGGACAAGGAGAAAGACTGGCACAGATGCAGAACATGGCTAACTTAATAGGCGGTGGCGGAACAGGCGCTAACGCTACAAGTGGTCTGTTAGGCGGTTTAGATCAATATTTGCCTGACTGGTTAAAAGGAGGTTCTTCAGGTACACCTAATGCTGATTCTTTTGTTTCTGGCTCTTTGCAAGAAATATTATACGGAGGAAGACCACCGATTTCTAGCGTTGTTCCAGACACAGCAGGTTGGTTAGATCAGTTTCTCAGCAGTCCTAACGACTATGCAGGCGGTAGTTTATTTAATGTTCCTGCTGCTATACCAACAACAGGCGGTGCGATAGACTTTGGTAACGTACAAGCCCCAAGCACATTTGGTTTTCAAACACCATACTACGAACCTCTTTAAGGAGATACAACAATGGCTAAAGTAGATATTACAGGACTCCTTACGGGTCTGGCAGGTACTCCTGATCTAGAGAGAGAAGGTATTAAGAGAGCTAGTGCTATACAAGGTCAAGGCGTGGGTTCTAACCTAGCTCGTTCGTTAGCGTTACAAGCGCCACAGCGCGAGCAAATGATGCGACAAGGCGCTGGTGGTTTATTTGGTGTTGATACACGTACTGCTGGTCAGCAAGTACAAGAGCAGCTAGGTCAGCTCGATACTTCTACTCCAGAAGGTCAGAAGCAGGCTGTTCAGTTAATTGCTCAGGTTGATCCGACTAGAGCATTGGCTTTGCAAACTCAGTTTAACACTAAGAACACAGAAGCAGAAAGGTATGCCACAGCTCAAGCTCTAGAGCAAGAGAAAGTAGACATTCAGAGAGAGCGGAATCGCTTGACTTCAGACCAGTTAGGAGCAGCCGACAAAAAAGCAATTAGAGCTGCTACTGAAGCAGCAGAAAAGGCAGGGTCTAGGGTTGCTGTTTTAACTGGTCTAGCAGACTCTTATGAAAAAGAAAGACCTAGAGGCGGTGCTTTTGGGAATGCTATGTCTGCTTGGAAAGAATCAATAGGCGGTCAAGACGCTGTTTCTGCAATGAAAACTAGGTTCACGCAAGTTGTCAATAGTGACATTATTAACTCACTACCTCCGGGAGTTGCTTCTGATAAAGACATTGAAATGGCAAAAAGCGGCTTTATGAACGACAGTTGGAATCCTGATCAAATTGCTCAGTTCTTACGTGGACAAGCTAAGCTATCTGCTTTCTTGGCTGAGAGAGAGAACATGAAAGCTCAGTGGATCGATGATAAGGGTGGAAGCACTGCTGGATTTAACGAAGCGTGGGCTGAGATGAATAAACAAGACGCTTATAAAGAGTCAATCAGGGCTAAATATAACTTACCAGCATATAAAATACCTCTTCCTGATGTAGAGTTTGTAGCAGATGTTGAGGAACCAAAGCCTACACCAGCTCGTGACTTTTCACCTAGAGGAGCGTTTTAATTATGGACAGGACATTACCAAATGGGCGTACTATTAAAAACGTACCTGAAAGTTATTCAGACTCTGACATAAAGAAATACGCTATTTCTAAAGGGTTGGCTACTCAAGAAGATTATAATGTAAACACAGAGACTGGAGCAGATTGGTTAAACATCGGTGGAGAAATAACTGGAGGTGTTGGAGGAGCTATTGCTGGAGCGCAGCTCGGAGCTTTTGCTGGCCCTCTTGGAGCTGCTTTGGGTGGCATAGCTGGTGGAGCTTTAGGAACGTTTATAGGCTCTGCTGCTGGTCAAACATTAGAAGCTGCGGTTGAAGACAGAGATGTTTCTGCGGATATGTGGGAGAACGCAGGAGAAGCCGCTATTATTGACGCAGGTGCTGGTGCTATATTCGGTGTTGCGGGTAAGATACTTAGTAAAGGAATGCAGCCTATTTATAGAGCAGTTACACAGGCTCCTATTGTTGGCAGTACAGAAGAGTTAACTCAAAAAGCTGCTTTAGATGTTATACAAGGCAGGTTAACTGTTGAAGAAGCCACTACAAAATATAACATTGGTGAAGAGCTTATTGAAGATTTTACGCAGCAGTTGGGGAAAGGCGAAAAAGAGCTTTTAGATGCTGAAGTTTTGTTTGAGAAACTAGCTAGTCGTAACGTAAACATGCTACCCTCACAGGTTCCTTCAGCATCGCGTGGTATGTTAGCCAAACAAGAAATTGCACAAGCGTCTTTATCAATGTCTAAACCTGTTGACGAGGCTATTGCAGGACAAAATAGATTTATTACTGATTCTTTTGGTGAAGTTCTGCAAGCTACTAAAGGTTTAAGCAGAGATGAGACAGGATTAGCTATTAAAAACTTAGTTGATGCTACTTCAGAAGCCTTAAAAACTACTGTAGCTCCTTTGTATAAGAACATTGACACTAAGGGTGGTATTTTAATTAGGCCTGCTAAGATAGGCATAATGCTTAACGATTACAAAGCAACTCTAGGGGCTGCTAAGAAAAGTGTTGCGGGAGTAGAAAAGATTTTCAAAAGCATTCCTTCAACTGCACAGCCTAAAGACATTGCTATTGGTATAAGTAAATTGAGAGCAGTTTTAAGCAACAAAGCGTACCCTAATACGTCTAAAGTATATGCTGCTAAAGCAATTAAAGAATTAGAGAAAACTTTAAAAGGGCCGCAGTTCGTTAAAACAAACGCTGTAGCAGCTTTGGGCAAAGAAGCCCATAATTTGTTAATTAACAGTGCAGGTAAATCAGCGATTGAAGGAGACTTTGCGAAACGAGCTACTAAACTCACAGAGCTTCGTCCTACGATGTCTTTTAAAGAAGCTCATTCAGAACTCTCTAACATTAAAAAGCTACAACGAGACATGGACGATTCTTTAGGGAGTAAAGACAGCAGGGCTTATGCTTTGTTGTCTGAAGCAGCTACTGTGTTAGGGAAGCAAATGGACGCTTCAGCAAAACGTTTTAACCCAGTTCTGAAGGCAGAGTATGACGCTGCTGGTAAGATATATAAAGAAGGCATAGAGGCTATTAACGGAGATTGGATTGTTAAAAGCCTTAACAAAAGCAACCCTGCTTTAATAGGTGAGCAATTAGTGGCTGCTGGTGAGAAGATGGGAATAACTCAGCTTCGTGCTCTGATGGCCAAAGCTAAGGAGTTAAAAAGCACTGATCAAGGCGATAATGTTATTGAAAGCATCAGAGCCAACTACTTAACTAGTTTGTTTCCTGAAAGAACGGCAAGAGAAGCAGAAAGTTTTGCTAAGAAAATGCTTCAGCCTAAGTTTAAAGACACGTTTAACGCTATTGTTGATAAAAAAACAGGGGATCAGCTAGCCTCCTTAGCTAAAGAAGTAGAGATTCTTCGTCAAGGTTTGGTTGGTTCTGAGTCAGCCGCTTCTCTTGCTGTACGTGGTAGAGAAATCAGCAGCGTTGCATCGCCTACTTTGACTAAAGCAGGTGTTTATTACGCTGTTAGCAACGCTGTAGAGCAAGGGCTATCGCCACAAGCAATAAGAGCTAGTATAGAAACAGCTAAAGCAGTGACTAAGAAAATTAAAGATGGAGAAACAGTGTCTGACAGTCTTGTTAAAAGAATGATACACACTAAGTTCTTACCGCCATACTTAATAGGTCAATTGTTTGGTGTTGCTGTTAATCAAGGAAGCCAGTAAACAAAAAAGCCCTGCGTAGCTGACTACACAGGGCTTTTTAGTATCTACAATTTACACTATCTCACACGCGCCTCCAGTACATGCTAACTCTTGTGAACCTGTAGTGTTATCCTCTTGCTCGTGGTTCTCTAAGTCGTCCCAACTAACACCCTGTGGCATCGCTGCTAGTAACTCATCATACTGCTCAGCGGTGATGTCTTCATACGGAGCTTGTTGATATACATGATCACTAAACGGCAACAGACTAATACCAGAGCAGATGTCAAAGTTATCCCATATCCACTGTGCTACTTGCAGGAACTCATCATCTGTATAGTAAACAGTGATGCTTGGCTTATGCTCACACCAGTGGTTCTGGTAAGCCTTCCATAGCTGAAGCTGCTCCATTGCTCCTACCTGCTCTACTGTCACACTTGTGTCTGGTGCTTTGACAGGGAAGCTAAACACTGACGAGCTTGGTGACATAACGTCTTGCTCTACAGGGAATCCTGATGCTTCCATAAAAACTGCCAGTGGGTCTTTCTTGTCGCTACGTACCCGTCTAATGTAATGCTTAGAGAAGCGAGGATGGATACCAGAAGCAGAGTCAACAAGCTGAGAAACAGTACCACTTGGCTTAACAGCCGTAACAGCCGTAGACTGATTAATACCAAGCTTCTTAGCCCACTTCTCGTTAGTGTCCACAGCAACATCTCTAATCTCCTCTAGCCATTTAACTAAATCAGGTGAGTTACCCTTGCTCAACAGGTAGTGATCCATGATGCCTGTCATGCTAACGCCTAGCAAAGCTTCTTCCTCTGTGTTCTTCTTCCAGCAGTTACGTAGGTAACGGAAGTCTGTCAGTGTAGCCTGTAGCGTACCAATGATAGCTGCAGTCTCTGACTTAGCCTTCAGTGTCTCTAGCGTATCGTCTGCGCGTACAACGATCTCTGACAGGTTACAGAACTGGTTACTGCGTAGGATGATCTCAGAGCATGGGTTAGTGCCAAACTCGTAAGAGTTATCTCTGCGGCCATTGCGTCCTGCAATCTTCTGTGCTGCTACACGACTAAAGATACCACGCTCACCAGCCTTGCTTTCGTACATCGTCTGCATCTCAGCTAAGAAGGATTGGAAATCAGGCTTCTCAGTGTACGCTACGCTGTTGTTAGCTAACGCTCTATGGCCTTCGTCTATCCACCACTGTCCTGACTTAGCCTTCGCCATACGTTGATCTGAGAGGTTAGACAGACTGATCAGTGCAGACCTACGTACACCGCCTACAACTACAATGTCAGCAATCTTACATACGATGTCGTGACACTCAACGCTTGTTAACTTACGACCCTTAGCCTTCTGGAACACTTCGATACAGAAGTTAAACAGATCTACTAAAGGCTCTGGCCCTGACGCACGACCACCGAAGGTCTTTAGACGCTCACCTGAGCCACGTACTCTGCTAATGTCCCACTGTGGTATCTTACCAGCATAGAGCATAGCAATAAGCTCACGGAACGCAGAGGCCCAACCAATCTTACTGTCCGACACAACGATAACACTGTCTGTCTTGTGGAATGTCTCTGCAATCTCTGGCAGCTTGTTAATGTAGTTACGCTCTACGCTGAAGCCTACACCTGTACCACACATAAGCACGTACATAAGCTCGTCAAAGCTACGTGGTGAGTCGATGTGTAGATAGCTACAGTTAAACCCTGCTACGTTATCTTTGTCTAGTGCTACGCCTGCTGTCATCATACAACGCATGCTAGGCATGACTTCTAGGTTGTGTATTGCATTAAATAACTTTAACGCTGTCTTCTCGTCTATCTGTCCACGATCTTTCCAGAAGTCTACGTAACGGTTAACTGTTTCATGCCAAGATTCTCTACGGCCTTCCTCTGGCATCCAACGTGCATAGCGGCTCTTGTGTATAAACTGTTGGTACTGATCCATTATTTTATATCCTTAAATGTTATTAACTTAAATAAAGTTGTACTTGAATGTGCGTAAAAGTGCTCAGTCATGCAGTTTTAAAGGTGTATAAAGTGTTCCGTAGAGGAATCGAACCTCTATCTCCACGGTTTTTTAGGCCACGACAGTCCTACCATTAGACGAACGGAACATATTGCTAATCTTCTTTATCAAACTCAAAGGCTTCATCAAAGCCCTGCATAATGTATTCAGCAATACAAAGCTTAATGGCTGATTCATCAGGATAGTCGGTGTGCTTATGCGCCCTGTACCAGCCAGCCTCTATGCCTTCTTCAATTAACCGCTCTATCAGCGGATACATTTTAACTTTCATCCCGATATTTAACCTCATCTTGCATCACTTTGTACAAAGCTGGACGCATATTCTTCTGCTGCGTGTCTAAGATAGCTCTAAGGTGGTATGGATTTAAATCCGCAATTGTCACATGCCTCAAAGGTTCGTCTCCATGTTTACCATAAGTTCCCCACTTAACAACTTTTCTTATCACTTCATGGCTATCGTCTGAGGTGACAGTTAGCATTTCCTCATCACCGTTAGCAGAGCATCTAACGTAGTCGCACCCACCATCTAGCATATACTCTTTGCCGTTAGCGTCTGTATGCGTAACATAGTCGTGACGATGCTTTGATTCTAGTATTGTTCCATCAGGTGTCTTCATTTTACTGCTTAATATAACGCTCATAATTTACCACTCCAACTTCAAGAGACTTTAGCGCTGCCATAAACATTGCCACCAACATGGCCAAGAACATCACCATAAACATTGCCATAGACATCACCTTCAACATCACCGCAAACATCGCCAGCAACATCGCCACCAACATGGCCACAAACATCGCCAGCAACATCGCCACCAACATGGCCACAAACATCGCCATCAACATCGCCATAAACATTGCCACCAACATTGCCATAGACATGGCCACCAACATCGCCAATAATTGAGCAGAGCACTTCTTTTATTACGATATGACCGGTCATGTCTTTAACTATTGTTATGTTTTCTTTTACAAAGTCTAGGATTTCTTTATCTGTTAGTTTCATTAGCTGACACCTTTCTTTGTGGGGACACCATCAGTGTCGGCAGCATCAGTTTCGGGAGGAATAATGTAGCTTGTAACATAGTAATCAAGTAACTCTTCCTCCTCTAGCATCTTTTTGTCTTCTTTCTTCTTACCAAAGATAGCATCCCAATTATCTTCATACTTCTTCTTGTCTGTGGGGCGGGTGGTTGAACCCTTGCCTCCGTGTGTCTGTCCTGTAGCCATCAGCTGTTATCCCCATTCTCAAACACCACTACTTGTGTCAGCTTAGCTAAGTACCACTGAGCCTTCTGTAGGTCTTCTACCTGCTTACCTTTGTAGTCATAACGCCACAGGTACTTCATGCAGTTGCCCTTGAGGTAGCCTTTAAAAGCTACACTAGACATGGACTCTTCTATTGCCTCAATACACTCAATGTTGCCTGTGTTGTAGTGCCTAGGCGCGCCTACCATGTCTTCTTCTTCATAAAAGATTTGTGACTCTAGTTCTTCCTTCGACATTTCTTTTTCTTCTTTATTTACGCGCTCTAGGTTCTCTATGTGCTGCTTCCACCACTCTGTTTCTTTCATTTCTTTGTCAAACTCTTCTTTGGCCTCCCATTCTGCCAGCCATTGTTTCTGGCCTTCGTCAGTTGACAGCAGCTCCTCAACTTCTTTAGGTACAGGCTGATAAGGCTGTGAGGAAACAGAGGATTCCGTGTCAAGGCTCTCTAGGTTCTCTATGTGCTGCTTCCACCACTTTGTTTCTTTCACTTCTTTGTTAATCTCTTCTTGGGCTGCATCAAGATAGACCTTCATCATTGACTCATCTATTGTAGGCTTAGTCACTTCTAATGGCGGGTGTTGCTTTCGTAAGCGATCCCAATCAAACCGTGTTGCGTCATTAATGCTCATCTTCAAAATCCTCTACTAATTCGTTAAACCTATCGTTAATTCTGTCGCTGAACAAGTCTACTAACTCTTCTGAGGTTACTTCTAGTATCTCTATGAGTGTTATCTCGTCTATCAGCTTCATTCTTCCTAGCAAATCATAATATGTGAGAGCCATCTTAGTCTCCGTACTTATCTCTCAAGTAGTTTATACTAACTGGCAGCTCATCGCAACCTCCGTTAGCAACTTCATTCAACATCCAGATACCTGACCAGCTACCGTTAGTCTGTGGTGTTAGGTAATCTTCGTCGTGTTGGTAGTAGATCCCTGCAAACAACCCTAGCATGTTAGTACCGTCTGCTTTACGTGCGTAGGCTATGTCTCTGTCCTGTACGTGGCCCATGATGCAGCTCATATACTTCTTCTGCAACATTAGCTTAGCAGAGCTTACAGGCCGTCCCATAACGCCACTGGTGAAGTAGTGTGCGTAAGCTATTTCGTCAATGATCACAGGCTCTAGGAATGGATAAACTTCCCAGCCAAACTCTTCTAACTGAAAATCCCTGTAGCTGATTAAACCGTCTAGCTTTGGATCAGCGTTAATAGCTCTCTCGATGCGGTTCTCGTGATTACCAAGAGTGAACACCATGCGAGGATTCCAACGCTTGTCTTTGTTACGGATCAGACGCTGTTGCTCTTCCTTGATAGGCTCCATGAATGCTTCCATGCCTGCGATACCAGCGGCGATGTCCTTAGTATAGCGTCTACCTTCAAAGCTGCGTGTGCCTACGTCATAGCTGCTCAGTGAAGGCATGTCCCAGTGGTCGCCAATGTGTATGATAACGTCTGGCTTCTTATCCGCTGCGTATTGACCAGCCCAACGTAGATGCTCAATAGGGTGATCTGGTTTAACCTGTGTGTCTGGTATTACTAGATGCTTAGTCATTATAAGCAACCTCGTCAGTTAAGAACCAAGTGACGCAAGTTCTTTTACAGGCTTTGCAAATACGTGCTTCTCCTTGTGTAGCTACGCCTCTCTTTATTAAATCAGGAAGTCTTCGAGAAAACCTAGCTCTTTGTTGATGTACATCACCACCTCCTATATCAGCTAGTTCCCTGCTAGTTAGGCCTTGGTTGTCTGCTAATACTGAGTAAACAAACTGACTCTGTGCGTTTAATGCACCAGACTCTATCATTTGTCTAGCAGCTTCTCTACTTGTTTCAGGATCAGTGGTTCTCGATAGCATATCTAATTGATTCATTTCTTTCTCCTCTTGCGCTCTACTGCTGTCTTCTCAGCATGGCACTTGTAACACAACACTTGATAGCCTGACGCTTCTAGGAACATTCTGCTTATGTAGGTGTTCCAATCTACGAAGCCGACTTCAGGGTTAACTACTGGATCTATATGATCAACTGCTGCGTTGTTACGTTTACGAGTTCGTCCTTCTAGCGGTGGTAGTGTGGCTGGCCCAATCTTATTACAGTTAGCACATTGGTATTTACCACGTTCTACCCAAGCTGTCTTCTTAGCATCGTGCTTAACGCCCCATTTACCGTGAGCGCCTCGCAGTGCTGAGATGATGAAGGACTTAAACCTCGCCTCTGTCCATCTACCATTATTCCTCACCTTTAAAGCTCCATATCTCGCCATCGTAGCGTCTAAGCCAGAGCATCCTACCATTCTCTATCACTCTGTCTTCGTCTCCGTCATACATCTCTACGCACTTGCTGTAGTAGTCCTGCTCAGTAACACAGTCCTCTAGCAGCTTAGCTGACTTCTTCTCACCGATGCCATAGATGCCTATGATGTTGTCAATGCGATCACCCATCAGTATCTGGCGGTAGAAGAACAGCATACCTTCTTCTGGTGTGACGTAGTATCGCTTCTTCTTTACAAAGTTATAGTGCCATCCTGGAATCTGATCAAAGTCTTTATCCAGAGAAACCATAATAGTTTTGTCACCGTGCTTCGTTCCTGCAATGGCGATAGCATCATCTGCTTCTTCGCCTTCGGTGACAACAGCAGCCCAGTTGTCGATAAGGTGTTGCCTGAGTAATTGAATGTGTACTGGCTTTTCCTTATCTTTCCTGTTGCCTTTGTAGATGGCGGTAGTGGCATATTCTGTCCTGAAATTGCCACGACCAGTTAGATACAGAACATAGTGTGAGGTTTCCTTATCAGCACTGAGCTGACCTAGGATGTCTTCGATTAAATCGTCCATCTTAGTGATGGCATTGCTCTCAGACTTCTCATTACACGACCAGCCTACACGGTAGACCAGTATGTCTGCATCAATTAAAATCACAAAGCTTCTTCCAAATTGACTTCAGCAACTTCTGCTGCGCCGCCGCTGTATGGAATCAAGTCTGTTACTACTAGCTTTAGCAGTGTAGGGCTGCGTCCTGCTTGTCCTGCTGGCGACTTCCAGTCATAGGTACTGATTACTGCTTTAGCTTTAGAGCCGTTGCCTACTAGGATGCCTTGAATCTCAGCACCGTCTGTGTCGTAGATGCGGATAGGGTGGCTAGACTTACAGGTGATGTAGCTGCCCTGCCCGTCTTTGCTGCGTATGTTCAAGCCTTGCATCTCAAGAGCTTCTACCGCTGCTTTAGACAGTTGAGCTAGGTCTACTTGAAACTTACCTGACATACGGTTCACTTCGTTAAGGTTAGACCACATCATCTCTGCGTTTACTGTTACTGGTTTTGCTTCGTTCATACTATCACCTTTGATTGAAATGTTGCGTTTACTTGCTGTTTTAGATCACAACTGATCTACATATATTATACCATTTTTGGTATGGTTTTGTCAATGGGTTTCAGCCCAATTGTTTCCTACGTTGTATTCACCATCGAGAGGGCAGCGTAACTCTAGTACATCGCCTGCATCTCTGATAGCCTTTACTGCTGCTTTGCCTACAGTGTGTGCAAAGAACTCTGGTACTTCTATCTGGAACTCATCGTGTACGTTAGCTACTAACTTGTACGGTATCCTGTACGTGTCTAACGCTTGTACTAACAACACTAGTGCCTGCTTCATTACAACAGCACCAGCTCCTTGTAACAGTGTGTTTAATGCTGCGTGTTCACTTCTCACTCGTAAGCGTCTACCGTCTAACGAGGGTAGTGTGCCGCTGCTGGCGAAGTTTGCTACACGCTTTTTAAGATTGTCTAGTGCTGGTGTATTGCGTAGGAAGGAGTTTATCAGCTTCTCACCTTCCTTGTAGCCACCTCCAACTATCTGACCTATCTTTGCTGCGCCAGCACCGTAAAGAAAAGCATATATGAATGTTTTCGCTTGTGGGCGTGAGTCTAGCCCTGCTGCTTTCATGTTAGCTGTGTGGATGTCACCGCTCAGGATCTCGTTGGTGTAGTTATCGTCACGCATGTAATGTGCCAGCATACGTAGTTCTAAACCACTGGCATCAATGCCTACAAGTTTGTAGTGCTCAGGTACACACCAGAACGATCTGCACTCTTTGCCATACGGTGCAGACACTGACGGCACTTGAGCCATGTTAGGGCTGTGGTGCGTCATTCTACCTGTCACTGCACCGTTGGTGATCACTCTACCGTGAACCCTGCCGTCCTTCTGAAAGGATAACCATGAATCTATCTGTGCGGTGCGCTTCTGAAGCATTAGGTACTCGTAGATCATCTTAGCTTCTGGTATGTCAATGCCTTCCAAGACCTTCTCGTTGACAATGATAGCGCCCTTGTCTGTCTTCTTCTTAAACTTTACACCTACGCTCTGTAACCTCTCAGCTATCTGCTTACGAGATCCTACGTTAAACTCTGTTACCTTATCCTTCAGGCGCTTTGCTGTCTTCTCGCTCCAACGCTCCTCCACTATCGGTGGGAACACTTTCTGTAGGTCTGCTGTTATCTGCAGCATCTTCCAGTTCAATTCTACCCAGAGCGAGCTGGCTTGTTCTACGTTGAGCATGAAGCCGTTGCGCTCCTGCTGCGCCATAATGATGAACACCTGCTCTTCTAAATCTACGCATTGCTGGCTGAATCCTTCGTCTTTAAAACATTTGTTTAAGTGCTTGTAGAGTCTGGTCGTGAGTGCTACGTCTTGTCTGCAATACACTACCATCTCGTCTGACAGTCCACCGTCATAGTCGCTAAAGTCTATCTTCTGGTCACCGAAACGCTCACCCCACGAAGCTAAACTGTGTCCGCCCTCTAGTGACGGGTTCCACAGCCTGCTGCGTGCTAGTGTGTCTTTGAGCTTGCTAGGATCAATAGTCAATCCCCACTGCTTCTCTAGCACTGGCGCGTCAAAGCCTATGATATTGTGACCAATAACGCCAATCGAGTCACGTAATACAGGCTCCAGCGTCTCAGCACTGTAGTGTTCTAGCATCTCGCCAGTGTCTACGTCCTGAGTCACTACCACCCAGATTATGTCGTGCTTAGTGTTGGTTTCTATATCTAGTGTAATCAACATAATACTGACTCGCTTTAGGTTCTTTGTTGCTGTGTCTGTCGTAAGGGTTTGTGTGTCTTATTTGAGCTTTACGCTCTTGTAGGTCAACTACCCAGCTTCCAATCTTGCTCATATTCTTGGCTCTCCAATATGTTATCTGATTCCGACCGTAGGTCTTCTCTGTCGATTGTGTTTATTTCATTGTCGGTGTAAAAGTAGCAACCATTGCACATATCTAAATAATCGCCACTCTGTGCTGACTTTCTTGTAGACTCAAAATCCGTTAATGCCTTATTACACGCTAAACATCTCATTACAGGGCTTCCTCTCTGATTTCGTTCATTCTACCAGTGTTAGCGTCGAATAACAACCCACCTGCTTTGCCTGTAGTGCCACAAAAGCGATTCTTTAGCACTCTCACGTTGGTGGTGTTACGCTCTATAGGGTCATCAGCCTGTCCATTGCGCTCTAGTCCTATCACCATGTCTGATAGCTGTGCGATAGACGCAGAGCCTCTGAGCTGCGACAGTGAGCTGGCTGCGCCTTCTTCGTGACCTTTGCCGTCTGGCCGCTTTAGATGGCTAACCATAAACAATGTTATACCTGTCTCCTGAACCAGCATACGCAGCTTAGTGCAGATTTCGTCCAGTGCTTTACGTTCGTCACCGTTACTCTGAGCTGATACAACAATAGAAACGTGGTCTAAGAAGATGTACTTGGTGTCTAACGCCTTGGCCATGTAGCGACAACGAGCGATGATGTTATCAACACTGGTGCTACCGAAGTGGTCAAACAGAAACATTCTCTGCGTTCCCATAGTGTTCTCGAAGGCTTCCCAGCGTTCTTCTTCAGTGCTTTCTGTGTCTGGAAGGTGTAACGGCTTATTAGCGGCTAACGACATAAGCGACAACGCTGTCTTTCTGGCGTTCTCTTCTAGGAATAGCAGACCAATGTTCTCTTCTGAGTTCTTGAGGATGTGCCACACTATCTCACGTACAAATTGAGACTTACCTAGTCCAGAACCTGCTGTGATTGTCACCAGCTCTGCCTCTCTAATGCCGTATGTTAGCTTGTTAAGGCTATCCCACGGGTACATAACTGCTGACTTCTCTAGTGGCTTGTTAACCTCTTCCCAGAGTGCTGCACCGTTAATGATTCCATCAGGTACAAACTTCTCTGCCGCCCAGAATGCTGCGGTGAAGTCTTTGATGTTGTTATCCATCAGGTAATCGTTAGCATCTTTGTACTGTGGCGGGTGCTTCATTACTGCTGACTTACCACCGAACAGC